CTACGAAGGATACATTGATTCTTTTGGCGTACCTGTCTTCAATACCCCAGATACAGAGGTTCAAGGACCACAAGGAGGGTTTATCGATCTCGGAGTCATTGAATACTGGGAAAACGAAGTTGACGGATTAAAAAATGATCAAGACGCTTTAAACGAATTTTATAGACAATTTCCTCGTACTACTAAACACGCTTTTAGAGACGAGTCTAAATCATCTTTATTTAATCTTACTAAAATATATCAACAGATAGATTTTAATGAAGATTCTAATAATAAATCAGCTGTAACACAAGGTAATTTTCTATGGGAAAATGGTATAAAAGATACTAGAGTTATATTTGCTCCAAGTAATCAAGGTAGGTTTTTTATAACTTGGATACCTGATGCTAATTTGCAAAATAGATATATTGAAAAAAATGGTATTAAATATGCTGGTAATGAGCATATGGGAGCTTTCGGCTGTGATCCATATGATATATCAGGTACTGTAGATAAAAGAGGTTCTAATGGATCTTTACATGGTTTAACAAAGTTTAGCATGGAAAACGCTCCTGCTGATCATTTCTTTTTAGAATATATTGCTAGACCACAAACAGCAGAGATATTTTTTGAAGATGTACTAATGGCTTGTATATTTTATGGTATGCCAATATTAGTAGAAAATAACAAACCTAGATTACTTTACCATTTTAAACGTAGAGGTTATAGAGGTTTCGCAATGAACAGACCTGATAAGGTTTGGAATAAATTGTCAGTAACAGAAAAAGAAATAGGTGGTATACCTAATTCAAGTGAAGATATAAAACAAGCTCATGCCGCAGCTATTGAATCATATATAGAAAATTCTATAGGATTTAATGGTGATAGTTATGGGGATTTATATTTTCAAAGAACATTAGAAGATTGGGCTGCTTTTGACATAAACAATAGAACAAGTCACGATGCGTCTATTAGTTCAGGTCTTGCTATAATGGCTTGTAACAAAAATAGATACGCACCAGTTAGTAGAAGAAAAAGAAAACCAATTGATTTAGGTATAAAAAAATATGATAATAAAGGAACGTTATCAAAAATAATTAAATAAATGAATACATACGCAAATCCAAATAGCGCTTTTCCAAGCCAGACTGTGCCAGATGCTGAGAAAGCTTCTTCAGATTATGGAAGAAGAGTAGCTCAAGCTATAGAAAGTGAATGGTGGAGACAAGGCGGTAATGGTACAAGATTTGCTACGTCTTATAATAGATTTCATACATTAAGATTATATGCTAGAGGTGAACAGCCTGTACAAAAGTATAAAGACGAATTAGCTATTAATGGTGATATGTCTTATATGAATTTAGACTGGAAACCAGTTCCTGTTATTTCTAAATTTGTAGATATAGTTGCAAACGGTATGAATAATAAAAATTATGAGATAAAAGCTTTTGCTCAAGATCCTACATCACTAAAGAAAAGAACTGATTATGCTACAGCTATACTTCAAGACATGGCTGCAAAACCTTATTTACAAGGTTTACAACAAACTTTAGGTGTTAATGAGTTTCAAACTGATCAAGCAAAACTACCTGAGTCGCCTCAAGAATTAGACTTACACATGCAGCTATCATATAAAGAATCTGTAGAAATAGCTGAAGAAGAGGTTATTGATAATACTTTAGCTAAAAATAGATTTGATAATATAAAGAAAAGATTTAATTATGATTTAGTTACATTAGGTATTGGTTGTGCTAAAACCAGCTGGAATCCAGCTAATGGTGTAACTGTTGATTACGTGGATCCAGCTAATTTGATATATTCTTACACAGAAGATCCACATTTTGAGGATATATATTATGTTGGAGAGGTTAAGCCGTTAACTATACCTGAAATAGCAAAGCAATTTCCTTTTTTAACTGATGATCAATTAACAAAGATACAACAAACAAAAGCTTACACTAGTCAAAATCTTTACGGCTGGCAAACATATGATCAAAATACTGTTCAAGTTTTATTTTTTGAATATAAAACATATAACACACAGGTGTTTAAAATAAAACAAACAGACACTGGTTTACAAAAAGCATTAGAAAAGCCTGATACTTTTAATCCTCCAGCTAACGATAACTTTGAAAGAGTAGAAAGAAAAATAGAAGTTTTATATAAAGGAGTAAAAGTTATAGGTAACAATGAACTTATTGAATGGAAACTTGCTGAAAATATGACAAGACCAATGGCTGATACCACTAGAGTAGAAATGAGTTATACTATTTGTGCTCCTAGATTATACAAAGGTCGTATAGATTCTATTGTTAGTAGAATCACTGGTTTTGCAGATATGATTCAATTAACACATTTAAAACTACAACAGGTTATTGCTCGTACAGTACCTGATGGTGTGTTTTTAGATATGGATGGTCTTGCTGAAGTTGATTTAGGTAATGGTACTAATTATAATCCAGCAGAAGCATTAAACATGTATTTTCAAACTGGTAGTATCGTAGGTAGATCACTAACTCAAGAAGGTGATATGAATCCAGGTAAAGTACCTATTCAAGAATTACAAACATCTAGTGGTCAAGGAAAAATACAAAGTTTAATAGCTACTTATCAGTATTATTTACAAATGATAAGAGATGTAACCGGTTTAAATGAAGCTAGAGACGGTAGTATGCCTGAAAAAGATACATTAATAGGTTTACAAAAAATGGCGGTTAATGCTTCTAACACAGCTACAAGGCATGTAATGCAGGCTAGTTTGTGGTTAACTATTAGAACATGTGAAAATATTTCATTAAAAGTAGCTGATTCGTTAAAGAACCCATTAACATTAAATTCTTTAAAGAGTTCTATATCTACTTATAATGTAGCTACACTGGCAGAGATACAAAATTTACCACTTCATGACTTTGGTATTTACTTAGAACTAGAACCAGAAGAAGAAGAAAAAGCAATGCTAGAACAAAATATACAAATGTCATTGCAGCAAGGTGGTATAGATTTAGAAGATGCTATAGACATTAGAAGAATTAAAAATCTTAAACTAGCTAATGATGTTTTAAAACAAAAACGTAAGCAAAAACAAAAACAAGCTCAAGAACAACAAATGCAAATGATGCAAGCTCAAGAGCAAGCTAAAGCTGAAACAGCGCAAGCTGTAGCTCAAGCAGAGTTACAAAAACAACAAGCTTTAACAGCTTCTAATGTTCAATACGAGCAGGCAAAAGCGCAGATGGAAATGCAGAAACTTCAAACTCAAGCTCAAATTAAAAGAGAAGAAATGGAAATACAACACATGTATGATATGGAATTAAAAAGAATGGAGGTAGAAGCTATGAAGTCAAAAGAAGAAGCGATTGAAGATCGTAAAGATAAACGTACAAAAATGGAAGGTACGCAACAAAGTAAAATGATTGAGCAAAGAAAAATGAATTTAATGCCTACTGATTTTGAAAAAGAAGGTATGTAAATACTAAACATTAATTTTATATTATTATATTATGTCAACAGAAAAAGAAACAACAAAACCTGAGGTGACTCAAGAAGTCAAATCAGAAGGTGGAGATATGAAAATGAAATCAAAACCTAAAATTAAAAAATTTAATGCTACTAAAGATGAACCTGTAAAAGTAGATCTTACTAAAGATGCTAATGTAAAAACAGAAGAACCTATTAAAGTAGATTTAACTAAAAAACCAGAAGACGATGCCATTCAAATCGGAGAAACAAAGGAAATTCCTGTGGAAGAACCATCCGGAAATAGCAATGAGGTGGGAGAATCTATACAAAAGTCCAGTGAGACTACTGAAGGGATTTCTCCGCTCCAAGAAGTAATAGAAGAAGAAGTTAAAAAAGAAGAAGTAGTAGAACAACCACAATTACAACCTATTAAAAAAGTTGTATTACCAGATAACGTAGAAAAACTAGTACAGTTTATGGAAGAAACTGGTGGTGATATTCAAGATTATGTTAGATTAAACGCAGATTATTCTAATGTAAATGAAGATATTTTACTAAAAGAATACTATAAGAATACTAAACCACACCTTACAGATGAAGAAATTTCATTTGTAATGGAAGATAAGTTTAAGTATGATTCAGATACTGATGAAGAGCGAGACATCAGAAAAAGAAAACTCGCTAAAAAAGAAGCAGTTGCAGAAGCACGTAACCATTTAGAAAGCTTAAAGCAAAAATATTACGACGAAATCAAGTTGAGGCCCGGCGTAACGCAAGAGCAGAAAAAGGCTATGGACTTCTTTAACCGCTACAACAATGAACAAGAAATAGCTGAGCAAAGGCATAAAAAATTCATTGACAACACTAAGCAGATGTTCTCTGATGATTTCAAAGGTTTTGATTTCGAAGTTGGAGATAAGAAGTTTAGATACGGTGTCAAAGATCCCAATGCAATTGCTGAGAATCAATCTAATCTAAACAACTTCGTCGAGAAGTTCTTAGACAATGAAGGTAATGTTAAAGATACGAAAGGTTATCATAAAGCTATGTATGCTGCACAGAATATAGATAGAATTGTAAATCATTTCTATGAACAAGGGAAATCTGATGGAATTAAAAACGTAGTTGAAGGATCTAAAAATCCATCAACTGAAGCTCGTCAAACGTCGGGTGATATTTTTATCGGAGGTCTTAAGGTCAAGGCTATAGACGGTGTAGATAGTTCGAAACTTAGAATTAAACGAAGTAAATTTAACAATTAAAAACAATTATTATGGGTGTATTAAGTCCTCAATTTGGAAGTTTACTACCTTCGTTAACCACTCAAGCTTTAACTACTAATTATTTAAACTTTAACAGTGGTGGAGGAAACGACTTCGCACAACAATATCTACCAGAAATTTATGAAGCAGAGGTAGAGCGTTATGGAAACAGAACGTTAGGTGGCTTCTTAAGAATGGTTGGCGCTGAAATGCCAATGATGTCTGATCAAGTAATTTGGTCTGAGCAAAACAGATTACACATCTCTTACGATGGTGTAGCTTGTTCTGCTGTAGGTGCAAACGGTGGTAACAGACTTACTATCGCTGCTGGCCAAGTGAACACTATTTTCCCTAACATGACCGTGGTAATCATGGATCCTGCTGATCCATCGTTTACTGTAAAAGCTATTGTAACTGCTACAGGAGCTAATGCTCAAGGTGGTGCTGGTGGAGCTCAAAACTTTGATGTAATTCCTTATACTAGAGCTGCTGTTAACGCTGCTGCTGCTGGTACAGGTGCTGTATTAAAAGTATTTGTATACGGTTCTGAATATGGAAAAGGATCTAATGGTCCTTCTCAAGGTGCTACTGGTCAATCTATTCAGCCTCAGTTAACTACATTTAGTAACAAACCAATTATCATTAGAGACAGATATGCAGTATCTGGTTCTGATACAGCTCAAATCGGTTGGGTTGAGGTTGCTACTGAAGATGGTAACTCTGGATACTTATGGTATCTAAAAGCTGAAGGTGAAACTAGAATGAGATTCGAAGATTACTTAGAAATGGCAATGATAGAAGGTGAATTAGCAAATGGTGTTCAATCATCTGCAATCGCTGGAGCTGGTATACAAATGGCTCCTGCTGCTGCTGGTGGTGCTGCTGCTAACGCTGGTTTAATAGGTACTGAAGGTTTATTCTCAGCTATTAACAACGGTGGTAACGTACTTTCTGGATACGCTGGATCTTTACAGGATTTTGATGCTGTGTTAGAAAACTTAGATACTCAAGGAGCTATTGAAGAAAACATGCTTTTCTTAGATAGAAAAACTGAGTTACTATTTGATAACATGTTAGCACAACAAAATTCTTACGGAGCTGGAGGTACATCTTACGGTGTATTTGAAAACTCTGAAGATATGGCGCTTAACTTAGGATTCTCTGGTTTCAGAAGAGGTTCATATGATTTCTACAAAACATCGTGGAAATACTTAAACGACGCTTCGACAAGAGGTGGTTCTACTAACTTTGTTAATGGTGATAACATTGATGGTGTATTAGTACCAGCTGGTACTTCTACAGTATACGATCAATTACTAGGAACAAACATTAGAAGACCTTTCTTACATGTAAGATATAGAGCTTCTCAAGCTGATGATAGAAGAATGAAGTCTTGGCTAACTGGTTCAGTTGGTGGAGCACAAACTTCTACTCTTGATGCTATGGAGGTTAACTTCTTATCTGAAAGATGTCTATGTGTTCAAGCTAGAAATAACTTCGTATTATTTACAGCTTAATTTTTATATAAGGTTAGGGCGCTTCGGCGCCCAATACCTTTAACTATTTAATTATATTATATTATGTCAAAAACAAAAGAAAAAGAGCCTAAGGTCAAAGACACTTGGGAAATAAAAGATAGAACTTATTTTTTAAGAGGGGACAAAGAACCATTAACGTTTACATTAAAATCTAGGCATACGGAAAAATATCCGTTACTATATTTTGATTCGGAAACGAACACACAAAGAGCATTAAGATACGCGACTAATCAGTCTTCACCGTTTGTAGATGAACAAAAAGGAGAAGTCACATTAAAGCATATAATGTTTAAAGATGGTGCTTTAATTGTTCCTAAAGAACAACAAGCTTTACAAAAGCTTTTATCTTTATATCACCCTGATAGGGAAAAAAGATACGCAGAACTAAAACCTCAAGCAATAGCGCAAGATCAATTAGTAGATTTAGAATTAGAAATTTTAGCTTTAAACGCTGCTAAAGAAATGGATATAGAACAGATTGAAGCAATACTAAGAGTAGAACTTGGTAACGCTGTAACAGAACTATCATCTAAAGAGTTAAAAAGAGACATATTGTTGTTTGCTAAAAGAAATGCTAGATTATTCATTG